TCGTAAGACAGAAAAAGCCGTCAATATAAACAACCAGTTGAGGATTTCCGTTCGCAGTAAAGTCTGAATCTGTGATTTGGGCGAATGTGTCCGCAACGTGGTTGTATATGTATCCGTTCCCATTAGGAACTAAGATAAGAAGTTGTGTGCCGTTGTCAGCCATTGATACTCTGGTATCACCAGCTATCTCACCGATGAAGGTCAGCGTAAAGTCAGCAGCCATGCTGTACAGTCTGCCTGCAATAACAAAGTAAGGCACACCATTCATTTCGTGTGCGCCTCTGTTACCAGTAAGGCTGTTGGCGTTTGCTACTTCTTCTAGTCCAGCCGTTCCGTATAGAGTCTCCTGATTTAGCGCAGGAGCTTGGGCGATATTTGGATAGAAGTTCACACACTCTTGAGCCGAAATAGGCAGGCTGTCGCTCTCGTAGAATCCATTCGCTATAGGCAGGACTACTTTAGGCATCTAAGATACTCCGAACAAACAGTCCGTCACGGTTATATCGTTTGTGCTTGTGCCATTGGAGACAAAAACTTCAAGATAATCAGATGTAGCCACGGAGACGTTATAAAACACTCCCACGTTTGCCGTATTGGATGCGGATACTAGTCTGGATATTTTAGCGGCAGAAATAACAGTGCCATTTTTTGCCAAATGAACAGTTAGATTTTGATTTGTCCCAACCACATCCAAAGTTACAGAAGCCGTCAAATGAACTGTAGTGGTCGTTGAACCTGTATAGGTCAACTTGCCTGTCGTATCCACTGTGAAACTAGCAACAGATCCCGCTACAAATGTACCTGCTACTTTTACAGGAGTGCTTATTGTAGAAATCGTTGTGGCAGTTGAGTTGCCGTGCATAGATACTTGAGCGTTTATCTCATCAGCAATAGACGTTATCTGAATGCCGTTAGTATTAACCGCCGCCACACTAATACCGCTGCCTGCAACAATGCTTGCAATCGTGGGAGATGCTGCTGTTGTGTTGAGTAGGACAGGGAGACCATCAGCGTTAGCCGTAAAGTTGTGGCTTACTTTCACGCCGTTAGTAGGAGTGATTGAGGTAATAATGCCAGAACCGTTCTCTATGTTTCGGATCTTATTAACTGTGCCATCTATCTCAAGAACCGGAGAACCTGACACATCGCCTGTAGTGACGATTGATCCAGTAACACCAAGGCCAGCAACCAAACTTTGATAGCTGATTCTATAGTTAGTGTTGTTGACAAAATAATCCATGAACGAGTTAGCAAGGACAGTATCCTGTGCTACAAAGTCCGACTTCTTGCGTCCATCCGCTCTTTTAACCATTGGTGTTGACCTCCAAGGCTATAGCGCCAGTTGTCTCTGCAAGGATTGCCGCTTCTTGATCTGGATAGAAATGACCATTCATGCCGAAGTCATTGTCTTCGTTACCAGAACCAACAGGAAGCGTACAAGGAAATCTAGTCTTGCCCATACTTTGACCAAGCATACGCATTGTGTTGAAACCATCACGAGCTGCTTTCTGCAAGCCGCCAGAGATGACTCCGTTGTAATCCGGTGCGACTTCAATCGCCATGTTAGCGATAAGTCCGCGCAGTGCGCCTGTTGGGATAGTTACTTCATCACCAAGATCAGTCACAACTGTATAGCCAAGCTGAATGCCTTGGGCATCTAGCTCAGCCATGTAATTATTCATAGAGAATATAAAGTCTTGGTACTCGTCAGGCTCTAACGGAGCTTCACTAGCTTGTACCAATATCCTCTGTAGCGAGGACTTTGCAACTTGAGCGACAGTAGCCATTATTCGTATGTAGCTCCTTTAGCAGTCTTAGCCGAGTTCCTAAAGGCTTGTGCTGTTGGAGCGCCTTTAGATCCTGCTTTACGCATCCGCTCAGGCGTTTTGCCAGCGGCCTTCTGAGACTTGATTCGCTTGCGTTTCTTGTGGATGTTAGCGTATAGACCTTCATTCATAAGTAGCACCGCTCTTCATAGACTTTGCGCCTTTACACTTCCACCGCTTACGGCTCAGGTTGTTAGGCGTATTAGGATCATTCTGCTGTCTTTTGGATAGTTGTTTCTTAATACCTAAAGACCTCGCGCAATACGCATCACCTTTGCTAGTGCCTGCTCGTACACGAGAACCACCGTCACTGGCCTTTCCAGCCTGCCCATAGGAGACCTTCTTGCCAGTGGCAGTGACCTTTACTTTCGCTTTACCTTTGCTTGGAGTAGCCATAATAAAAAACTGGGAGCCGAAACTCCCAGAATCCTACAAGGTTACTTACCGTAGCCTTGACCCGCAAAGAGCGGATTAAAGCAAGCATAGGCTGGCAGAAGGTCGAAACGAATCTTCTGCGTGTTAGCGTCACCGTCTGCGTACTTAGATACTCGGATAGACATACCATCGCTAGTAGTAGCAATAGTGTCTGTAGAGTAGAGCTTAGGTAGCTTCACAGTTCCAAGACCAAACGCTTGCTTGGTGAAGAACATATTAGGCTGATACAGAGTTGAAGCAGCACCAAGGATAGTCACAACCGCGCCAGAAGCAGGAGCTGCGTCTACGTTGTTGTACTGACCGTTAGCCTCAAAGATAGCCGCGCCTGAAACAGTAATCGTTGCAGCGTTGCCAGAGATAGTTACATCTTCGAGTACAGTGCCTGTCCACGGAACTTGTGCGCCAGCGCTGTCAAGGATCGCTTCACGAGTAGCTACGTTCAGACGATTAACGCCTGCAATAGTTACCTGATCGCCAGCTTTGATAGTACCAGTTCCCAATCCAGCAAGAACAAGAGTCTGCTGCATAGTGTCCTTAGCTGCGAGGTAAGTCGCATTAGGCGCACCATTCAGAGTACCTGCACGATCAGTAGTTGAACCTGAAGTGTAGCTGCTAAGAGCGTTAGAAGTCAGAGCCATCATGCCACCAAAGTTCTGGCTGATTTGCGCTTTTTCCCATGCTGTACGGACAAGGCCGTCAGACGCATTCAAGCCGTTCTGAGCCGAAGACAGCGCAGTAGTGGTGAATGGGTTCATGAGATAATACTTCTCGTCAGCCATTGGGACACCAACAGAGTCCATCGTGGCTCCAGCGCCAGCTACATCTGACCAAGCATCAACAACAGTTCCACGATCACCATAGGTCAACGCTGCGTTCTTACGCATGAACGCGCCAAGGTCTAACTCAAGGTCAGTTACGATGCGGCGAGCCATAGGCTCAAGGATTTGATCAAGTTGGTCTAGCTCAAGCGCTTCTTCAACATTGCCCCATTCGGTAGCTGCTGTGAAGTAGTTCTGAACCGTACCAGTTGCTTTACCAGCAATGATGTCTGACTTATCAGAGGCGCTGATGTCACCGCCAGAAGTGCGGATTGTGTTGTAGTCATGCGGACGTTTGAAGTCTACATTTGAACCACTTGAAGGATTGAACTTGCCTGACAACAGCTGAGTGTTGACAGTCTTTGTTACTACACGAGAAGCCTCAAAGGCATCTAGGAATACACGAGCGACTTTCCGTGTGACGTTACTATTAAGATTGTTAGCCATGATTGGATCACCTTATTCATTCAAAAGTAGCTCCTTTCGGGCCACCAGCCTTGGGACTTCTCCCAGCGCCTTTCGGCGTGTCTAGTGGATCAGGAGCGGCATTAACACTAGGTTTAAGTTTTCGAGCTTTAGGCATAACGATCTGATCTAAGTACAACAGCGCCTGATTTGCAGGCATATTGGCTAATTTGTCCAGCTCCAATAGATTCTCGCCAAGGTACAACGTCCCAAGACTTCCATCATCCAAATCAATCAGATGATTAGCCAGCATCGGGTTAATCCCAAACTGACCTATCTTGTTAGCTGCGCTTTGGAGATTCTCACTTTGAACGCCGAGCTTCTTAGCTTTCTCTGCGTAACTTGCAATCTTCTCGTTCTGCGCTTGCACTGCCGATGCTTGCTGCTGTTGTTGCAATTGAAGCTGCTGGCTTTGCATAGCCTGCTGCCGCGCATCAAACTCAGCTCGTTTGGCAATCGCCTCATCACGCTGTCGGAGCTGCTCCTGTATCTCTCTATCTGAAAGACTATAGAAGTCAGGCACTTTCGGCACTTCAGGCGGCTGTTCTTTAGGAATCTTAGCCTCTAGCTCTTCTAGGCGCTTGCGATAGTCCTCGGCCTGACGCTCTGCTTCTCGCGCCTTCCAAGTCTTCTCAGCCATAGCCTTGTCAAAAGCCTTCTGCTGTTCTTCGTTAAAAACAGGTCTAGTAGATTTCTCCTGACCTTCGTCAGTATCCGCTGATGAATCGGAATCAGTTTCCTGATCTACATCCTCTATGTCTTCAAACTCAATATCTTGAGTCTCATCGACCATATCGTCTGGTTGCATCTTATACCTACTGTAATGCCGTCAAATAAACGGTGACGTTCCGTGCCTCCAAGAAAGCGTGGAGTGCGCTAGTGGTCAAATATACCACAATTTGATAAAAAGCAATACTTTTCTTAATTTGCTCTACGAGCCTCTATATCTCTCAGCATCTCTTCAGTTATTACGCTGCCTCTAGTGCCTCGGCGTAAAGTGTATTGCTCTTTTGCCAAGGTAGCTGGATCAGCTCTAAGCAAAGAATCAACGCTATCAAACCCTCTGGCACTTACAAGATCAGGCATTAACTCAAAAACATTTATATCTTGCTCTCTTAAAATGCCTTCTGGCCTTCCTGCCAATCCCTGACCATAAGTCCGATGCCCTGAAACTTCAAACCTTGTATCGCCATACGGATTAGCAACACCAACATTTTGCAGATTAAAGTCTGGAGCATTATATTGAGCGCGATCACTTACAGCGAGCCTAGCTTGACCTATACCCAAGCCGCCTTCATCTCTTAAATCCCTATCCATTACTTGTAATAAAGATTTTCTTGGATCGCCTGTCATTTCTCTAATTTGGTCTATGCTTTCAGGATTATCTATTCCTTTCCAAGCTGGATAGAATTCTTTAATAGTCTTGTCAGCCTTCCGCTTTGCTTTCTTTGATACAGCATTCCTAGCGTGAGTAACCATTACCTCTCCTGTCATAGTAGAGAAGTCTCCACCACTCGGAGCCATTCGGTAAGGTAGCATCAATACTTCATCAGCTATTGGCTTGCCATCTAATCCCATAAATGAA